AACAGCGGTTCCCTGTTTGGCAATCATACTACTGCCCTTCACTTTTAAATCTTTTATAAGCACTGCCACCAACTTTTATTTTACCTTTACTTAACAGTAATCTATAAAAATTAATAAGCATTTTAAGACTAGCTTTATGATCAGTTTTAGAAAAGCTTGTCATCATCCTTTGGTTCATTTGGCATACTACAAGCAATCCTAAACATTTCTGGCATGATTCTATCAATAGCTTTGACTGCATCATCTAGACTATCTTCAACCAATGTTGATCCAACCAACCTTGTAGCATTGTTATAAGCCATACCCCATAAGATATTATAATTCTTATCAGTATTAGGGTTTTTTATTTCTGCACTTGGAACTGCTGTACCATCTAATAAATACCCACCACCTCTATTACTTGCAATGGTTACAGATGTATTAACAGGCATTGTGTTTAAGTGATCTATTACCATAACAGTATCTACATCTTGATGGATAAAAAGGTTTTTTTCAACCCCCTGGTTAAGAACGCCAAACATTGTGCTTCCATTACTGCACAACTTTCCTGTACCATTATAGGATTTAGTTACTGTTATTGAATCACCTTCATTGATTCTGTCAAGATTAATACTAGGTCTATTTGCCATTTTACCTCCTTAGTATGTTATTATTTGATAAAATATTCTGATTAAAAGCACTATCACAACTGGTGCTAATATTAAAGGTAATGATTCATCAAGAAATTCTATCACCCTTTCAATAAAATCTAACATTAATTACCCCCTTTCCATTTATTAATTAAAAAAATTATGTAATGAACAATAAACAAAAACAAGATTGTGTTTAATAAGTATTCTGATATATCTATTAAAATCATTTGCTACCTTTTTTATTAGAGTAGTTTGAGGATTCCCCATATTCCTTTCTTAGCCAATTTATCCAAAACCACCTATCAATAAATTTATCCACTATTAAATAAACTATTAAGACTGGTATCATAATATCATGTCTATGTTCTACAAGTGATTGCCAATAGTATTCCCACATATCTATTTCCTTTTTATCTTTTTTAAAACCAAATTAAAACAATAACTACAATATATGAAAAACCCACCATATAAAATATTAGGGTGTGGATCACCACATAAACCTAATATATGTTTTATAAAGTGAATGATACTTTCCATTTAAAATAAAGTGTATTGATCTGGGTTATTATCATCTTCAGTTGTTCTAAGCCGCCAAAGATGCTCTTTCTTACCATATAAACCTTCAACCTTTATGTTAGTCTTTATTATTTTATGGTCATCAGTAAGGTTTGTCATTGCCCTTCTAATAGATGTAATTGGACAATTAAGATTTAATTTATCAAGAACTTGGGATGGGCTTAATGGTTTGCCATAGGTACAAAAATAAGAATATATAAGTTCTTCCTGACTTCTTGCCTTTCTATGACTTTCCTTTAGTTCTTGACCTTTTTCAGATGTGGTGTTGTAAAAACTCATTTCAAATCCTTTAAATCATTTGCTAATTGCTGAAATTCATCTGCAACTTTACTATCTGGGTACATATTAGCAAAGTGTTCTAAAGCCTCTATTATATGCCCATATTCCGTTTTATTTACCCTTATTTGAACATCACCAGAAGGCTCAGGTTTTTGTGGAGGTGTAGTTGCGGAGTCTCCTGTAAACATGACATCCCGAACCTTCTTAGTGAATTTGGCATACTCTTCTACAGCTTGATTAATTCTCATACACAATGCACCAAAGTGAATTAATTTTTTTGAATCCGAATCTAAATCTTCACCTTCAGTAATACTTAGTAATGATTGAAGAAAGTTATATAGATTGAGATAATTCTTTTCTAACTCTAAATATTGACCTTCACTATGCTTATTTAAAAATGGTACTGGCATTATTTACTCCCCCTTATGCTTTTAAATGTATCGAATAGCAGTTCATCTATCTTGGGCATTTGTTTATCTTCTGGAACACTGTTTAAGCCATCTGGTGTTCCAATAAAGTTCAAAAGACTTGCATAATACCCTATCTGCAATTTGTCTTTTGGTAGTGATTTTAGATAGTTTTCAAATTGTGATTTTAAATCATCTAATAATAATTCATATTCTTGGTCAATCTTATTTTCTTTGTAAAATTTAAAATTCATCATTTATTTCCCCTTTGATAATATAATCTATTTACTAGGTTGGTTATGTTTTTATTAATCCCATTTGGAAACACTAAGGCTTCAACTATTTCAGGCATCCTATGTTGTACTTCTTTGAACTCTTTATCTATGTCTTTAATTAGTTCTTCAATAGTATTGCCAACCGCACAAGTAAACCTCATTGCAATCTCACCTTCATACATTATTTCAGCATGATACTTGTAATCATGCGGTACTCTTGTCCTCATTACTTACCCCCTTTTTTGTAATATCCATAAACACATCTTAAGCCTTCCCTGGTGCAGTCATAAGTATCATTTACTACACCATCTATCACTGCTACAAAATGCTTACTAAGTCTACATATAATATTACCACTAGGTAATTCTTCAGGTGTCAAGTGTACCTTGCAACCTTGACCAATGAACATTGTAGGTATCCACTCCCAACCATAAGATTCCATAATCTTTTTATATGTGTGGCTATGGATACCAGTTCTTGCACTTGATTTACCCTTTCTTCTTTTACTTGGCTTTTCACTTTTACAAATATGATTTACATGATTGTAAACTTCTTTGTATGGTTTTCCTGTTGCAATAGCTATTGCTCTTACACCACAATCACCAGTCTTACCTTTAAAACCAGCTTCTGATCTACCACCATCATTGTATTTATAGTTCATTTTAAACTCCATATTGTTATTTTATTCATACCCAATGTTATATTGGTTTTTTCAAAAAACAAAGAGTTTTATTCTTTATTTATAGGGTTAGATAACTCTAAAGGGTGGGGAAAGTGGCAAGGGTGCTTTATATTATGAATAAGGATGTAATGGAGTTAACACCCTGTTCACCCTTGCCATTTAGGGTAGAAAGTTAAGCATTATTATAATAAAATAAAATCAAGAAAGCTGTTCCACCAGGGAAATATTTACAGAAAACCTTTGACTTGATACCTCTTTAAACTTCATTGGCTTTTCTAATCTTACATAGTGAAACGGTCCTGAAGTTCCATTTTCACTATATATAAATTTTTTAAAATTTTGAACATCATCTTGCATTGACTGTAAGCTTGTTTTAAAAGTATTAGAAATACTTGAAAAGCTTAATGTAATAGTTTGTATTGGGTTGTGCCTTTTAAGTGCATATTGCACACCTCCTAAACTTTTTGTTAAGTCCACACCAAAATTATCTGATTCTAAAATGCCAATATCTGGATTTATTTCAAACTCTAATTTGCTTCCTGTGATTATTTCAGTAAGGTTTGCAATATCTCCTGTTGGCGATATTATCCAATTTTCTGAAGATGCAGAACTAAACTCTGCAATATTCCAACCAACCACAAAATCAGTTGAAATGTTTGAAACAGAGGTATAAGTATTTGTTGCTACCTCTCTTTGAAAACTCAGATTATCTGTTTCAGCAGAACTAAAATATAATGCTATAAAATCAAGTGCTGTTGAAGTTGCAAAAGTAATTTTAAAAGCATCTGTATTTCCAAAACCAGATACTGCTGTTGCAATAGATTGGTCTATTAACCTTTCTTCATTTGTCATTGTATCAGCATCACTGAAGTTATTGCTTGATAATGTTCCATCATTTATTGTTGCCTCTAATAAACCACCTGAATCATAATAAAATGCTTTTGCCATTACGGAACCTCTATTGCTTTTACTTTAACACTTTTTAAATTTTTTGTTATATTTATTATTTTAAATTTTTTACCATTAAAACTAGCACCATATATTTTTTTGTAAGAATCTAATGAATTATGATCAAACTGTATTACATCTGCTAATTCTAATGAAAGAAAGTTTTTCCTACTTGTGATAAAATCTACATCAATAATATTTCTTGGCAATGACCAAAAAGAATCTGATGAATCTTTTACCCAATGATCAGATAATAAACCAGCAGTTGTATCTGTTTTTATAAAATCAGCATTTATTACTTTTTCATTAACAACATTGTACCTAGCTTGGCTTCCTGTGTTTGCTGTATCATAAGACCTTGTTAATTGTTTTGTATTCTCTGTTCCATCAAAAAAATAATTTAAGAATAATTTATTTACCAAATCTTTCAAACTTATTTTTGAAAAACCTATTTTAATTATATGGTCTAAAGTTATACTGTCCATATTTACACTAGGGGATGCAAAAAAAGTATCAGCACTTATTTTATTTTGGCTATCAAACCTAAAAAAACTTTTGCCTTGAAACCCTATTTTTTCTAATAAATTTTTAGAATTTATAGGAGAGTTTACAAAAAAAGATAATTTATAATTTGAAGTAAGTTCTGTATTAACATTATCAAAAGATGATGTATTTATATTGCTGGTTGATAATCCCATGTAATTTCTTGCTATATCTTCTGCAATATGGCTAGGGTTTTCAATTAAAGAGTTTGCTGATCCTGTAACTGTTCCTGAACTATCATCTTTCCTACCAGTACCGCCAAAAAAAACAGCACTCCTACTTATAGGTATATATTCAACCCTTAAATACAAACCATAAATTTTTAAAACCCTAGTTGGAAAAGTATCTCCTCCAAAAGCACTTTGAACTCTAAATCTAACTGTAGGACCGGGAATATTTGTATTTGTAGGTGTTACTTCATTAAAAATAGTATCATTAGTAAATGCCCTCAAATCTACATTACTACCAAAAAAACTATTCATATCCATTATTTTAATTTCTTCATTCCCTGTAGAACCTTGATGGGAATAATTTAAACGTACATAAAGTTTTGATTGTACAATATTAGAGTTGGTAAAATCTCCTCCAGATATTCTAAAAGTGTCATCAGAAAATTGTATATCTAATTCTGCTTTTTTTACTTGACCTTCAACTTCAACATCTTGAGCAGATAAAGTTGCAAAAGTTGATAAATCAAAATCTAACACATTATCAGCATTTGTAACTGTAGCACCATTTAATTGATTGTTTATAAATGTACTGCTAGGATAAACATAGGCATATCTATTTCCCAATGTTTCGTGTTGAATAACAGCTTTAGTTGAATCATTTGTAACAGTCGTAAAAGTTTTTATTTGAGTAAAACTCCCTATATCAGTATCATTTACCCACATCTCATCAATAGATTTACACTCATGCCCAGCAATATACCAATTGCTAAAACTTGAACTACCACTTCTATGCTCACCCATATCAATACAAGGAGTTAAATTTGTGCTTTGACTAAAGTTTGCATTAGCAACTGTAGTATTATTTATATTTGTAACATGGTCACCATAAACAATAGGCTTTGATTTTCCCAATGATTTGCTAGGAACATCACCTACTACTTTATCAGTTTCAGAGATTTTATCTTGACCTAATTCTATATTTACATTAAAAGTGCTATTCTCTATTGGTAAACTAATTGAATCTTGATCATATACAGGTACACCACAAATTCCTTTATATAATAAACTTCCATTGCTAGTATTATTTGTTTTATCTAATATCCAAATTTCAACTGGTCTGTTAAATATGTCATGAGTTAAAAATATATCAGATACATTTGCGTGGTTTAAGTCAACTAATTTTATTGAAAAGCCACCAACAGATGAAACATGGGTCTTAATATCAATTCTTTCTGATATTCTTATATCAGATTGTAAAGAACCTAATACATCAACATTTGCACTAGCATCATCATCATAAACAGTGCAATCATCATTACTGAAATAAATAAATGAAGTAGTATAAGGAGAAGCAATTAATCTTTTTTCTAATTTTACAAGGTACTTTAAATCACTTGCATCCCTAGCTATCTCATTTGTTAGGGAAGTTGGAAAACTAAGCATTAGTAGAAATCCTGTTGAATCCTAACCTTGCTCTATCTTCAATTACATTAGCTATTTTATCTGCTTGTTCTGCACTACCTAAAAAATCTCCTTGAATATTTATTACAACACTGCCCATGCCACTAGCAAGATTTTCTTGTTGGGCTTGATTTAAAATTAACTCACCAGGAGTAAGCATGGTTGGTACTGTATCACCTTGCCCAGTATCTATTCCTTGAACTATACCACCACCAGCAAAAGATTGAGCATCAATTGAAGCAACATTACCCATACCTATAGCTAAAGCAAGACCAGCTGGAACTATACCAGTTGGGAATCCTCCAAACTTTGCAAATGTTTTATTTGCGGCTTCAAATGCTTTTACAGTTGCCTCTCCTTTTGCTAATGCTTTAGTAAGTTTTGCATTATTTTTGTTAACACCAGAGGCTTGTTTTGCAAGAGATAAAAAACTAGATGTTTGATTTGTTTTAGCAGATAACTCTTTACTTATAAATTGCATTCTTAATTTTGCACCATGTTGCTCTGCTTGTGTAGCATCTACCCCTAATTGTATCAATTGTTTTACTTGTTCTGAAACTTTATCAAAATATTGTTGTTGTGCCAACCCCCTAACAGTTAATAATTCTTTTTCTCTTTCTGTTGTTCTTTCTTGCCTTTCTCTCTCTACCTCTTCTTGACCATCTAATAACCCTTGTCTATTTTCAATTAATTCTGTCAACCTATCTATTTCAGCTTTATACTTTGCAATTTCTGAAGCTTCTAAAAAACTAGCTATTTCATCTTGCTTTCTAGCACTCATTTCTGCATTACTTGTAATACTTAAATACATATTTGAAAATAAATCTTTAATAATATCTGTGCTTAAGGAAAGTTGTGTTTCTAATAATTTTTGTCTTTTATTGATATTATCAGTTAAGTCTTTAAAAGGATTTATTGCATCTAAAAATCTATCTCCTAATAACTGAAATCTTGATTCTATGTTTTTTATTGCTATAAAAAATGCTTGTTGCAATACATCAAGTATTTCTGGAAGTTGGTCTTTTACTGCTTTTGCTAAATTATCAAAACCTATTTCACCTAATCTTGCAAATTCTGTATTTACAGATTCCAAAGTAGGTTGAATAACCTCTATAATAACATTGCCTATTTCAATAAAAATAGAATGAATACTATTTCTCAACATTGACATTTGTTGATTAAATCCTCTGGACATTTGTTTAAAAGCTTCTTGTGATGAACTAGAAGTTCTTGTGGCAAAAGTTTCTACATTTTCAGATAATTTATCAAAATTTTGTGATAATGTTTGAACAGCTAAAGAAGCCTCAATACTAGGAACAAGCCTTCTCATTGTATCTGGGTCTAGACCTTGAAACTGTTTTATTGTATTAGTTAAATCAACACTACCATCTTCAAATCTTTTAATCTCAATACCTAAATCCCTCATCAAGTTTTTAGATGATTCAGTGGGGCTTTGTAAGGCTTGAAGAGCAGACCTCAATGATGTTGATGCTTGTGCTGTTGATATACCTGACGCTGTAAGTGTAGCCATTGCTGAACCAACCCCAGCTAAATCCAACCCTATTGCTTTTGCAAATGGTAAAACTTGCCCAAAACTTGCTGATAATTCACCTATTGTTGTTTTACCAAGTTGCACCGTTGTAAATAAATCATCTGCAACACCTCTTGCATCATCAAAGTTTAAACCAAGAGCATTAATTGATGTTGTGAGAAGGTCTGCGGCTTCTGCGGCACTTGTTACACCACCTACTGCTAGTTCAGTAGATACACTTAAAATTTCTGCTGATTCTGCGGCATTAGAAAAACCAGCAGAAACAATATCATATTTAGCTTTACTAATTGAATCAAGGGCAAGACCTGAAGAACTAGCAACTTGCCTTAATTCTCTACTCATTTTTTTAAGTGCTACATCACTGAAATCACCAGTAAGAGTGCTAACCTCTAAAAGACTTTTTTGAAAATCACCAGATAATTTTGCAGACAACACTCCAATTCCAGCAGTTGCAACACCAGCCTTTATACCTACATCTTTTACTGCACTGCCAACACTTTTTAAAGCAGTTGCTGTTTTTTTAGCACCTTTCTCACTTATTTTTAAAATTAAATTTTTAGCCATCTAAATCAGCCTTGTGTTTATTTATTCTTGCTATTTCATCATCAATTACTGCAAAACAATCAGTTCTAAATACTGGTATAGAATCTAAATCAGAACCTATTGGGACATTATAAGTGGTTGAAATTTTATAATCTTCTAACATATCCCAACACCATTGTTTGATGTGATAGATTGGATTTGTAAAGAAAGGCATTTCATAATATAAAGTTTGACCAATGCCAAACTTTTTTGTTGATTTTTGAAATAATACATTTCCAATCTCCTTTTCAACTTCACTTACATTATTAAATAATATTCTTTTTCCATTTACAGGCGATTGGGCTTTATATGGAAACTCAAAATTTTTATCTGGAAAACCCAGTTGAGTAAACCAAACTGCACACCTCAATCGCCAGTAGCGTTTCCCTCTTGCATACCCATATATGCAACAATGATTGCAGATAATACTTCATCTTCCTGTGCAACAGTCAAACCTTTTAGTTTTTTTTCAGCTTCTTCTTCACTACCAAAAGCAAGTAAAGTAAACTCATCTGCTAATGTATGCAATTTGTCTATTTTTGTCATATCTTCATCTTTGATTGCAAAAACCATTTTTACTTTACCATAATGTTGTCTGCGTTGCTTTCTAGTTATGTCATTTACTTCAAACTCACCATGAGGTGTTTCAACCACCATAATTCCTCCCTTGTTTAATTAAAATGCGTTTGGTGCCTCATTTTTAAATGTTGATATTTTTAATGCTTCAGCAGTACCATTTTGAACACACTCAAACTCAAGTGAATGAAATACACCATTTTCACTTAAATCCTGTGCTGGATCACCAGTGTATTGTATTTGAGCCAGAATATTCAATTCACCTTCGGAACTTACTGTACCATCTCCTATCTTAATTGCAAGACCCATTGTATTTCTATTGAGAAAATCATTAAGTATGTTATTAACTGCACCATAATCAAATTTATCATCATGCTTGATGACTAAGCTACCAGTAATTGCATACTCAGGAAATACATATACCTCAGCATTTCCATTTGTATCAAATCCAACTCGATTAACACCATTTGAAATATTAAAAGAAAAAGATTTCATAATAAATGTTGAATCTGAAGCATCATCTACATCTAGTGTTCTTACATCTGCATCCATCATGTTAAAGTGGGTTGTTTCTGCATCAGCCCATGTGCCATCAAAAGTTTGTTCTAAAACAGTTGAAGAACTTACTGGATTGCTAAATCCTGAAAAATAATTACCAGATATGCTCACAAGCCCATTATTCGCTCCTACATCTCCAACAATGGTTAAATCTGATGCAACTACACCACAAAGCTTAATACCCTCACCAGCGGCTGGATAATAAGCTAAATTACAACTATGTGGCATACCACTAGTGATTGTACCCCCTATTGAATCTGCATTACTAGAACCATCAAATTCAGTTTCATGAACTCCTGAAGAGTGACCTGACTCTTGACCAACTAATAATAAATGCTGTGCCAATGTTCTTGGAGTAGCTAACATTTCAAAAGGCATTGTAACTGTGCCACCTCTCAAATTTGTTATAGTATCAGCGGCATTTTTGACACTTCCTCTGCCACTTAATAATCTTGATTCTCTATTTATGTTAAATGTTGGTTTTTGAGCCTGAACTACTGGTTGTGTAAAATATGCAGTTCCATCATTACCATCAGTATCTAAACCAGCTCCAAAAGATGTTTCAGCTTTTAAGCCATATTTTACATCACTTACTGGTAAAACTCTTGTATCAGCCATTATTTAGCCTCCTTTTTTGATTTTCCTTTTACTTTCTCAACAAACCCCATACTTAGAAGTTCTTGAGCAACTTCCTCAGTTACATTTACAGTTTCACCAGACCTGAGTTTATTTAGTGAACTTTTATCA